TTGGGATCTGACGATTGGGCGGGCTTCGGTTGGGGTATATGATGGTTGGGTGGTGGTGGTGGTAATGGGGTAGGCGGTCGCTTTTTTGACGGAATCTTCCAATTTATGAGGAGGACGTCCTTCACATCCCCGATGTTCACATCAAATCCATTGTGCTGTAGTTTCTCCTTACAGTACCGTACAGCATGGTCGATGTTATACATGGGTCGTCCGGGCACAAACGGGGGAACAACATATTCCAAGGACGTATCACCCCGTGACGCCCGACGAGAGATGATGCCTTCGAGCTTGATGTATATCTGTTTATACGTTCCATGATTCACACTTGCCTTCTGTGAAATTATGTGTCTTGCATCGTCCACTGTGAGAGGCATTCTATTGACGAAAGAGAGATAATAATCGGTCCATCTCAGCGCGTTTGATCCGTGCAACAATTTTCATGTAGAGCGTAATGAAGATCCTCGATCTGTTCTCTGGCATCGGGGGATTCACACTTGCGCTCGACGCGTTTGAAGGGTTTGAGACCACACGGTTCTGTGACATTGACCCACGATCACAGGCGATTTTGCGGTACCGGATGCAACATGCATGCCAGGGGGTATCGCTTCCGGATGTCCCCATCCAAACAGATATTCGCGATTTACACAGCGACAAGCACGAATACGATATGATTGTAGCGGGATTTCCTTGCACCGGCTTCAGTTCGGTTGGGCATCAGAGAGGTGTTGAAAACGAGGGGTCTGGACTGGTAACGGAACTCACTCGTTTGGTACAGGAGTGTGAGCCGAAGTTCGTTCTACTCGAGAACGTGGCAGCCATTGTCAACTTTACCGAATTTCCGTCCATTGTAGAAAACATCCGAGATCTGGGGTACAACGTGGTATGGACGACCCTCCGAGCCAGCGACGTGGGAGCTCCTCACAGACGTCATCGATGGTGGGGTCTTGCGGTAAGGAACGATATCAAGCCCGGTGCATGTACCATCACATTGAAAGAAACACAGAAACACTTGTACGACTGGAATGGAACTGAGCCTGTCGACCGGTGCGTTCCCAGGTCGGGGGGGACCGTATTGAGCGACCGTCTTTTCGTACTCGGGAACACACTGGTCCCATGTGCTGCTCGAATGGCGTTCCTTGCTCTATTTACAGGTTTGAAGGTACCGTATTCATCTCTTGTACAGCAGACATCATGGGTTTACGCCGCGCCTGTGACCTGTCACCCCCAGCCTTCCTCGTCACACCATGGTCTGTGTACTGCGGACGATGGCATCCAGTACATCCGAGCACCTGTCAACGATCTTGGTTTGTGTCGTCCACGTGGATACGTATTGGATCCAGACCTGTATTCGGTGGACAAGGCATCAAAAAACGTCTTACCGCGACTGACTGCTCCCAAACCCGTGGACTTTCTCGCCACGCCGCGGACGTTGGTGTTCGGGTCGAATGTATTGACGGCACGCACCAAGAATGATCTTCCAACGATGCTTCGGTTTGAACGGAACACGACTGGGCCTCGAAATGGGGCACCTAATCCATCCTTTGTCGACTGGATGATGGGGTACCCCGTCGGGTGGACTCAGACTCCGACAGGGACTCAGACTCCGACAGGGACTCAGAATCCGACTGCTGGAACAGGAAGTGATTGAAATTTTTGTATATCCTTTTGCATGTCAGAATACGCAAGCATCCAAGATGCTTTTGGTGTCGTATCCCTGGCTTCTCAGGAGCCTCCCATTCTTCGCGGACATGTGGGTAAAATTCAAGCAGCGCGTCACAAGAAGATGGCGTCGACGATCCACAATAGCAACCCCATGCCCGATACTGAAGATACCGAAGATACCGAAGATGGCTATGCTCATGACTTTGATAGCCATGGATGTGTCCCTGGTGCCGGGCTGTGTGTGGGTGCTGGACGTGGCCCGCGGGATATGGCACGGTGTTCGGCTGGAACTACGTGCCCTGCATGTGCGCAGCGACATCCGACAGGGTTGGAGATGGATTGGGGAACGTTGCCCGTCAGTGTGAAAATCGACATCTTCTGGCGTCTGGTCCGGGATGTGGTGGACAGTCAGCTATTCATTCTGGCCGTCATTCTGTTGCTTGTTTTCTACATTCGCCGTTAATTTCTACGAGATCCTATATGTATCAGAATACGACGACACTCATTCTCATTGCAGCGATTGCAGTCCTGATTATCTGGAAACAGTCCAAGGAGGGGTGGAGACCGTTTGCATGGTACGGCTACCCGGGGGAGACTCCAGGAAGTGTGGGATACCAGGCACGCGGGGATTGGTGTGGAGTTGACCCTGCCACACGAACGATGGGAAAAACCCAAGGACTCGGAAAATCGTGTCGTTAGTTAGTTAGTTAGTTCATATCGTTAGTTCACTGTATACACGCGCACATGCAAGTCACATGTCGTGTGTATAGGGTTTGAGATAAACGATCCATATCAATATTTCTGGTAACTCCTGGGACGAAGCTCCATCGAATATGCCGAGTCGTGGGCTGATCCGTGTGATCCATGTGATCCGTGTGATCCGACACTCCCAGCGCTATACGTTCGCTCCAGTTCTTTTCTGTGCAAAGGTCCGAGCGATGTATGTCTTGTATACCCGTGCATATCATGCTGTATTACATGTTGTGTAGCACGCGCGTAGACTGACTGAATGCTTGTGTGTGAGGCGACGAGTGCACGTTGGACGATCGTGACGCCCTGGCCCATGAGGTACCCGGTGTTGCTTGAAATTTGCTTCTTACGGAGACTGACTGCCAACAGGTAAAACATGAGAATCATAAACACCCCAGTCCCAAAGCGTAATGGTGCCATCAATGAAGAGGCCATGGCAAATTTGGTAGCTGCAGAGGATGACAGGCCGGCCGTGTACCCTGCTCCCAGTGATACCCAGGACACAAGGGCATCCCAGGGGTGCTCTGTATATAGGGATGTGACTGCATATGGTTTACGTGTGCCTGCTCCAATCAGTCCCGTTGAAAGAACAGGTATGAGACGTTGGACCATCGAACTGCTCATTCCGAATCCCCGGAGGAACCCAGCCATTTGAGGCACGGTGGTGGTGGTGTGATCTTTCAGGTTCATGGACAGCAAGGCGAAGTGCACCTGCAGGATCTTGACCGAAGCCCATGCTGCCAGTTGGCGTGTATTCATTCTGGGTTTCGGTGTATGGTCCATCGTGAGTTGGATCACCCGGAGCATGTCGGTGAGGGCCCTGTCCACGGCGGCATAGTTCGATCTCTCGAATGCGAGGACGACGTTGGTTCGAAGATGGTCGAGTTCTTCGAGTTGGTTCAGTGTGGCCGACGTAACGTTGGACAGGGCGACATTGATCCTCTGAATGTGTGTATTGATCAATTGCATTTCACGCCGTACGAACTGTGCTGTCCCCTTCTGTGCATTTTTATGATTGACGATTTTGATCCGTTCCATCAGTTGTTTTGTTTGCTCGACATCCTGTGTACAGAAATTGAGGAGCGCTCGGATATGGGTATCTGTCGTGCACTCTTGATAGAATGCGTCCCCCACCACAGTTTTGACGAATTGTCTTCCAACGTATACAAGACTACTCGTAACTTGAGGCATTAGCCCGGCCATGAGCGCCGCTGATGTCATATATCATTGCATAGAAGATTTCTCAATGCCCCAGCCGCTTGACAATGACGGGTGGTTTCTTTCCATTGGTCAGTGTGGGCGAGACCTCGGTTCCGTCTTTCCTCGTACGTTGTTGAGCAAAACGGTGGTACGCTTGACACCCCACCCGGAAATTGTTGCGTGATGCCGATCGTAATGGAGCTTTATACCAGAAAATACAGTCTTCGAGTGTATTTGATTGGACCGTATTATCCATACAGAGGACATGAAAATCTTCGGTGGTGGACTGCATGATGGATTGGAACATGTGAAACGTCGGCACGCACCCGAAGAAGTTTTTATAGAGCCGATCACGGTCTTGGACTCCTGGCGTTCGACATGTGACTACATAATCAACGTTTGACCGGAAGTATGTGGGCAGATCTCCGAGGAACTGGGCCGTAATAATCAGGAGAATCCCGTAGTGACGACCGTTAAACATGAGCTCCCTCATTTGCGGGGAATTGAACAGGGATTTATTGAAGGCAAGGTCATCCAGCACTATGAAACAGTTCTTCATCCGTCCTTCTTTGGATAAGCGTCGTTGTCGAGCGATGATGGAGTCCACCACATCTGGTTGCCAATCCCCGTACACATAGGCATCTGGCACGCCGGTCACGCCTTTGAAGAACCCGGTCGCTTCTTCTGTGCTGCTCATGAGAACTCCCATTGGTACGTGTCGTTTATGGTACAGGATATCGGCAACGATTTGACTTTTTCCTGTCGACCGTTTCCCCAGCACAAGAAACACGCGATTATCCCCTGTCTTGGCAAAATCGAACTTCTTCAGAGCCAGTTGGGTTGCCATATAGTGTGTATTGCAGAAAAATGTATGACCGTATGAACTCACTGCATCTCATTTATTCTCACTGGAAGAACTTGGTGATTTCCATTTGTTTGTTCTTAGCATTGGTTTTGACCCGTTTCACTGTCTTTAGGAGGCTGGCACGTGTGGCTTGCATCTCGGTCAGAATCCTGGAGATGTCGGGATGATCGAGGATCACGGCTGCAGGGTTGTCGACGAGGACATCGAGCATGGCCGTCACCGGGGACATGACCTGGTTGTTGAGGTAGTAGAGGAAATCGAGTTCGAGCCCGTGTTCCTGTGCATATGTCGGATCTTCTGCACGGCACGAGATGTTTTGATCGATGTGATCGTCCACAACGAATACGTATGGTACACGACTTCCTGGTTCGAGAACTTCCCCTGTGCGATCACGTATTTTCTGGGCCACCTGGACATGTGGTTGGGATTTGGGATTGGCGTATGTTCCGCGTAGACTCTTGCTCACCACGAACTGGTCGATGGGTTGCTCGCCCCGGAGCATGCTGAGGATCTTGGTCTGCGCGACGTGAATGGCTCCATCAGCCGACTTTTCGTGCATCACTGTATCGAGGATGGCTTGGCTTACCTGTTTCACGATCTTGGCATTGTCTCGACGGACCAATTGCAGTCCCTTGACGTCGATATAGTCTGGTGTCTCTGGACGTGTATACATCAGTCCTGCGTACCGTTTTTTGCTGTAGAGGAGATACGGGTAGTAGCATTTCTCGAATTCGAGCTCGATGCATCCGGGAAAGGAATCGGAGATGGTTTTCGCGACTTCCTGTGCCATTTTGAAATGCGTTGCCATATCGTGTTGATGCTCTGGGGGCACATTGAATTTGACCATCACACTGTCTGTATCTCCGTACACCACATCACTTCCTGGGACGAGTTCGAGTGCCATACGTTTGGTCTTTTCGATCATGAGACGTCCTGTTGCAGTGACACTGGCTGCGATGGGGACACACGGCAGGAACCCTTTGCTTGCTCCCAGGAAGCCGTAGACGGAATTTGCCGAAACTTTGAACGCCAGTTGGGCACCATTCCATACGCTTGCTCCAAACAAGTCCCCTTGTTTTTTGCACTCGGCCATTTTCTTCTTGGCATTGCTTCTCCACGTGGCCAAGTTCTCGAGAAGGGTGGGGACGATCCCTTTACGGTGCTGGACAAAGGTATACGTTCCCAGTCCTGTTTCGACCGTGTACACTTCCACATCATCAGGGACGGTCTGTGAGGGAAGGACGAGCGAGCTGTAGCACAGGTTATAGCTCCGAATGATGGTCGGATAGAGACTTGCGAAATCGAGTCCACTAATCACGTCAAAGTACGCTCCTTTCTGTGCGTCTAGAACAGTGGCACCTTCGTACTTGCCGTCAATGGTGATCCGTTTGTCATCGGGTAACAGGAAATTCATCTGTCGGGCCTGTTTGAGGATGAGGGAGAAGACTTTGATTTGTTGTCCGCGGGTGAGGAGGTACTCGAGCGGGACACATGTGGCCACGGACATTTGGGCCAGGTTATCGAAGAGACACAGCTTGGAGAACAGTTTGACTGGGAGACAGACATCTTGGACGGCATACTGCGCGATCTCCGCTCGTTCGGACGGTCCCTGTCTGTACTTGGCAAAGATCTGATGCGCCGGGAGGTCGAGTTTGGTTTCCCCGAGGAACCTTGATGCGACGGCGTTGAGACTATACGAGTCAAGTTTATGGTCTCGTTTGACCACTTGCATCATATCCATATCGACGATTCCTGGGGCCATGATGAGGAGGTAGTTGTTATTTCCGTATGCGCCACTGTTGAGTTCCCAGCTTTTGACTGTCCCTGCCTTCGGACCGCCTCGTCCCAATTGCGTGAGATCGACCAATTCCTCGCCCTCATCATCTGTGAGCATACTTTGTCGTCCGGATACGTATTTCCAATCGAATTGCCAGGTATTCCATCCGGTGAGTATGTCGACGCGTTCATCATTGAGGATGGCAATGAATTCGGTGAGGACGTCTGCTTCATCGTGAACACAGATGATTTCCCCCGTGTCGATATCGGCTGTATCCCCGAGACAGACGACGACATGTCTGTACACATCATCTTCATTGAGACGTTTGAATGCACATGCAATTTGGATGATACTGTTTTCTGGGACATCTGGTGACGGAAAGGACCCATCGTGTGAATACACTTCGATATCCCAGCTGCACAGGACGAGGGGTGGGATTGTCGTCGTGGGTGTTGGTCCGATGTGTTCGAAGCTGGTGATGAGCTCGAGATCACAGCGGGTATACATACGTGAGACGGCATGTGTGTACTTGTCAACACGTATCCATCCTGTTGGTGCAATGTCCCTGATATGACAGAGACGGATGATGGGGTCGACATTGCCCTCATAAATGTGCATTCGTGCGGCAGCGAGTCGTCGTTTGGCTGCGCGCATGGAGGCCATGGAATCGTAGGCGAGTTGGACAAAGTGTTCTGGGTGTTGGTTGTACCCCCATGCATCGTATTTGTTGACGGGACGACTGTGTTGGTTGGCCTTTCCCGATTTCACTTTGTACTGTTGTTCGACGATGAACAGTTCTTGTTCATGTATGGAAACACCAGACATGTTGACATAGAAATATGGACAGTACTTGATACGGACCACAACACTTTGTCCTGTTGCCGTTTTACCGAATGCATGGATCTCGCATACGGCATCATCATCTTTTGACGCCTCGTTTGGATCGGCTGGACTGGCGTTGTCGTTCTTGTTCTTGTTCTGGGACACATCCTGTGCGCTCCAGGTGACCACGTACAGCTCTGTGTCTGGGTTGTCTGGAAAAAAACACAAGCGAGCGCTCGTGTCAGAAACGGTTTCAAAGACGAAAGATTTCTGGTGCTACAGGGTTGATGGGACATCAACGCACCTGTCTGGGGTGTGGCTAGCATCGTGTCCATCGAGTCCATTTCATACAAGTCCTCTGCTCAGAATCATTCTCTGCTTTTCTTTATAATGCTGTCGATCGTCCTGATCATGGTGGGCATGACTCTCATTGCTGTCGATGGCTTTGTCCAGCAGACGGTGTGTAAACCCAAGGTGAAGTATCTCCCGCGGTCAATGGATGCGTGGTTCAAGGACCCCAAAAATCAACCATTGTACATGTATAAAGATTCTGTGTTTGGTGAAAACGTCCAGACGTTCTAATTATTATTATTATTTTGTGATTTTGTGTATGCCTCCACCATCGATTACGGCACACACATTGCAGCCACTATGCCCCATACCACGCCCTCCTCGTCCCCATGCATCAGAGGGTATTCCTAGTGGTCCATATGACGAGTCTCCATCGGCGTCACCGGAACCGTGTGAGGGATGTGACATGTTTGAGGAGTTCCCAGAAGAGTTCCATGACGAGACAGACGACGAGCCTGCATTCGATATGGAAACATCACTGCTGGAAGACGAGTCCGATAACGACCTGACGAATGCCGGAGTGTCTGGGAGTCCAAAAATATCGTCCAGTTGCGAGTCGGGGCACATGTTTTTCTTCAAACGGAAACGTCCTACGATTCAACACATGGGCCTGGATCAATGTGTCCCCGTTGAGTTGGACGACGAGGACTACATTGTATAGAGCCACATTGTGTAGAGCCACATTGTGTAGAGCCACATTGCGTTACTAAAATTTAACTGTGGTTGATTCGACAAAGTAGACCGTCAAATACTTGGCTATTTCCACCATAACGACGAGGGTGATGCAGAACATGATGAAGGACTCGACCGCCTTGCCCCAGTTGATGGTGATGGGGCCTGCCGTGGACGTTGGCGGCGAGATCTGGACAGTTCGGGCTGACAGATTGGTCGCACCCGTAAGTTTACTGATGAAGGGCATGATGAGAGAGTCGATGGCAGTTTTCACGGTCATTTGAAACTGTGCGGACAAGGCCAAGGCGATTGCAAAGACGACGAGATCTTTTCCGGACACAAAGCTCTTGATATCCTTAATGATTTGTCCCAAGACCATATAGCTCTCGGGAGAAAATATCTACAGTATAGTACGTATGAGTAAAAGAAGTGTCTCTGGCATGGACATGAATAATGGCCAGAGCGAGTCCAGTTATTACAGTGGTGGAACAGTATCTGGCAACGGGTACAATAACAGCAACGGGTACAATAACAGCAACGGGTACAATAATGGCAACAGTGGGTCGAATTACGATGGGTCGAATTACAGTGGCTCCAATAGTGAAATTCAAATGCACCCGGATGTACTTGGACTGTATGCATTTCAGGGCTCTGAGAATGCCTACAAGGCCCATGTGGAAGAACTGAAAAAACGGCATAGAGGAAATTCAACGATCTTGAATTCCATAGCACTCGCACAGCAGCACCGTGTGATGAATCATCAGAGCAACGTTCGGAGTCATAATGGTGGCAGCAACGTTCGAAGTCATGGTGGCGGCAGCAACAGTGGCCGCACGAATTATCACCACCGGTTGGCACAGGAATATGCAACCGTGCACAAGGCGACAGGACAACGATCAAATGTGGTTGCCACATCTCGGTGTGCTGGTGTGGATAATGCGTTCACTGATCCGTGTTGGAAAGGAATCATCGGGCCTGTGCTCGCGCCCATACTCGCCAATCCTGTGGGGTGTGGGACAGATGCGTTGGGTGCCCACCAGGAGCTGGTGATTCGGGCTGCGCAGATGATGGCGACGTCTGGACCCCTGACCCCGATGAAACGACGTGGGTTGTTGGTGTACCACAATGCCGGGAGCGGAAAAACGGTGACTGCCATGGGAATTGCGTTAGCGTTTTGGAATACAACGAAGAAGATCTTCTTCGTGACGACGAACGATAATATCAGTAACAATCCATCATCGGAGTATGCAAAGAATTGTCTGGTGTTTTTCCCACAAGCTGCCAAACAGGTCGTGTTCAAAGGGATGGACCTTCCGCCGTTACCCTGGACCAATGCGGAGTATAAGAGGACGACTGCTGAGAACAAGCCGTCTCCGATGAAAGTATGGTGTACCACACAGGGTGCATCTGTGATTGAGAAACGGTTCAAGATCCTCTCGTTCTGGCGGTTTGGTGGCGCTGGTGGGTTTGTGGAACAGATGAAAGAGGAGTCAGGTTCCGTACTGATCGTTGACGAGGCACAGAACATCTTCAAGCCCAAGAACCAGAAAGGACGTGAGACGGAAGCATTGGCGAGACTGGCATCCATCTTACCGAAGGAAGCGTATATGCGTCACTCGTACTCTTTCCTGTTGACGGCAACTCCTGGGTCGACGGCGTCCCAGGTCATGAATTTGATCAGTTTGGTTCGTCCATTCGGTATGCCGTATATTACTCCACAAGGATTCGTCTCCAATCCGAGTCTGATTCGAGGTCTTGTTTCGTACGCTGATGTGCGCGGTGACCGTTCCAAATACGGGTCAATTGTTGGTGGAAAACCAGTTAATCTGTACGTCCCGATGGATGATGGGTATTACCATGCGTATATTAACCAGTTGCACACTGGGAATCAGGTCAAGGAGCTGAATACCGATCCACAGAAGAGTAAACTGTTCTTTCAACGTGATTTGCAGCGTTCCTGTATCATGACCATGACTCAGGTAAAATCGTTTTACAATGACGACGCGTTGGCGAAAAGAACACAGGTCCAAGTAGGTCGGAGTACCTACGTGTTGAGCACGAAGATGGATGCTGCGTTCAAGAACATCAATAGCATCTCGGGATGTCAATATATGTACGTATCGACTCCGATGACACTCAAAGCTTGCATTGCTGCACTCACGAAACAGGGATACGTGTATGCGGACCCCAATACCAAACTCACGACACCAGCAAAACGGTTTTTCCCATACCATGCTGGTAAAATCACGGTTGGGGGGGACGAGATATCCACGACACCACAGCAATTGAAGTCGGTGTTGGATACGTTTAAGTCTGCGGCCAACCAGCGTGGTGATCTGATCAAGGTATTCATCGGGACACGGTACGAGGGCCTGGACATGCACTATTTACAGGCCGTGCACATCATGAGTCCGTTACCGACCATGGAAGACGACGAACAGGCGATCGGGCGAGCTTTGCGGTATTGTGGCCACAGAGGATCCGCGAACAAGGTGGCCGTCTACCGGTACTTTGCCACCCCTCCCAAGCACCAGAACACAGGAAACATGACTGAGGCAAAGCAGAAGAAGATAGAACGTCAGAAACAGGTCCTGGCACAGTTGAATTCAGGCGGTGTGAACATGCACGTATACAGAGATGCCGAACGCCGCGGAAAGCCATTGGAGATGTTCATGGGCTGTGTCCAGGCCCAGAGCGTCGAATGTGACTCGTCAAGTGCGAAGGGAGGCATTCTGGAGAACATCCAGTTCACACCTGTTCGATGTCATGCTCGGTGTCCCGTACGCCTTGGTATGGACGGGGAACTGGTGGTACCGAAGGACAAGGGAAGCGTTTCTGTCCGACCATCAGCCCCATCTATCCGACCATCAGCCCCATCTATCCGACCATCAGCCCCATCTATCCGACCATCAGCCCCATCTATCCGACCATCTTCCATTCGCCCTCAGAGTACTTCCCACCCCCAGAGTATGTTTGACAGATCTTTGGGTCGTTCTGGCATGACGACTGCACAGCTGTTCAACGCGATGAAGCCTCGAGTGAGCATGCAGACATCTCTGGTGCCTTCACGTCCTGTGCGTCCTGTGCGTCCTGTGCGTCCTGTGCGTCCGACTGACCAGACAAACGGGACGATGAAGACCAGCTCGCTGTTCGAGGCCATGAAACCGAGGACGACACTTACGTACCCGACCACTGGACTGACTTGGACAGAGATCGAAAGGCCGCACTCTTACAGGCGATCACAGGGGGGTTCCAGGTACCACTGGAACTGAATGTGTCTTGTACCTGACATGTGTTGCCAGTCAGATTCAGTCAGACTCTTTCCAGTACAATTCGCAAGATGCCCTAGGGATAGTATGCCCTAATAGGGATCATATGTATGCATATATAGTCATTTTTGAAGCAGATTGAATCCCAACTCTACTATCAAGCTTAACATGTCTACATCTGTCTGTTTGCACAGCATTCAAGCTATGATCGCGCACGATTGCGAAAAGAACGAACCAGTTTCAGCGACCTTCGTGGTCAGCCGCCTTCTGCACGAATGTACCCGCTGCATTGACGTCGAGGGCATCTGTATTCTCGGATTGAAGTACGAGGGTCGGTTGATGGGGCCCATGTTGCTCAACGCCCCTTCACAAAATTTTCGAGCTCTTTTCTCAGCTTCGACTGTCGACCATGTGCTTGGTGAATACACCAAGCAGGGCCGTGGTGTGACGTTTATGGATGTATGTCCGTGTGAATTCGCGACGAATATGGTCCGTTACCCCGACGGTCATGTTCGCATTATCTCCAACGTTCGCGTCGGGGTCTATGGTGATTGTCAGGATTGTCAGGATTGTCAGGATTGTCAGGATTGTCAGAACGTTCTTACATGGAACAGCAAATTGGGAAAACATGTTCCGGACCATTTCTTGATCGAGTTGGTCTGGAATATTCTGAAACTGGGTCTGAGGACGTTGGATGAATGTGAGGCGTTCCTGCGTCCTTTGCCGTCAGAGTGCTCGAGTGGACGTGTGTATCTTTTGGATCCGTCTCAGGTCGGTTGTTTGATCACGAGGGGACAACATGCTATGGGCAATGTTGACGTGTGTCATACTTTTTTTCAGGATTGTGCATTGTACAGCTCGTACACTAGGAAGTGCCCGAAACGTAACGGAAGTGATGTCCTGGACACTCCAGATGTCGGGATGATTGAGCATCACGTCTGTTTGGTAGACGAGTTGGACTGTTTGAACGAGTTGGACTGTTTTTTGAACGAGTTGGACTGTTTGAACGAGTTGGACTGTTTTTTGAACGAGTCGGAGGACAGTTGGGATTTGAACGACTTCGATACGCTCTTCCACCTGTGACAATTATTTCGAGAATGAATACATTACATAAAAATATACCTTCTTCTATGTTTGTCTACATGTCCATGGTGTTTGTGGAGGCATTAATTGTAGGTGCTGTCATGGCCATCGCATTGAGCGTTTCGGATGTCCTGGTTCCCATAAACGGACCTCAGCGTGCAGCATATACAGGTTTCATTGTGGGTGCCCTGATCCATATGGCCTTTGAAATCTTTGGAGCGAATCGCTGGTACTGTAGCCAGGGAGCTAGCTGCAAGAGGAGAAATACCTGGGCATAAAGGAGCCAAATCGATACCCAAGGATATCAGTCATGCAGCCCTCTCAGACCCCGCAGACGACCACCAAGACCACTAAGACCTCCAAGCCCTCCGGAACCGCCATGCAGAGCTCCAACTCACAGATCGTCGATACTTCCACGTGTCCTGACTCGGACTGCACGAGCCAGTGTCCCGTTCCTCCGTGCCAAAGTGTCCCTCCTGCCAAGTATTTTGCCGGGTTGATCGATGCGCAATTGTCCATCACGACGACCAAGAACAACACGGCACGTGCCACTTTGGTTTCCCAGGATCCTCGTATTGCCGAGCAGATTTCCATCAAGTTCCGACCGACACGTATCACCATCATCAAGCGTCCGTCGAAGCCTGATCAGTGCACCATTTTGTTCACGGGAGACAACATGATGTCGTTGCTCAGGTTTGCTGCCGAGCATTGTGTGATGAAACGTGATCTGGCCAAGACGACTTTGGAGTATATGACCAATGAGGCGACGGAGATGGATATCAAGAACGTGGCTCTGAACACGGACCTTGATATCGACTTGGATTGGGCCGGTGGGTACTTTGATGTACGTGGCATGATTACGCAAGATGTTCCTGCGACCGAGAACACGAAGAAGAAGCGTGGTGCGGTGAAGGTCGTGTTCCCGAAGCACGAGAGGTTCGCCATTCCTGCCCTTCAGCGCGTCATGCAAGGCCGTGTCAAGAAGAACAGCCCATGTCGTCTTGTATACGAGTCCAAGGACGCCATCAAGGAGTTCATGAGTACCGTGGATGGACACATCTGGACCAAGAAGCAGGATTTGCGCAAGCTTTCGGTTTAAATGTTTAATTATATCTGCCGTATATTAACCGATGCCCAAGTATTACCCCGCCAAACAGATCATTCCTGGGTTGTGGATCGGCTCCGAGGGTGACAGTCAGGACAGATCGTTCTTCCGTCAGCACAATATCGGCATGATTGTCAATTGTTCGAATACCATTCCGTTTAAAAGTACTCCAGGGGTGGAGGAGTACCGTGTCCCGATAGACGACGATCCCAGTAATAACGGCATCATCCTGAGTCATTTCCCTGTCGTTGTACGGGCCATTGATGCCGTCTTGTCGAGGGGAAAGTCGGTGCTTGTCCACTGTCGAGCCGGAATGCAACGATCTGCGTCGGTGGTCGCTGCCTATTTGATGTTCAAGCACCACATGTCAGCGAGGGACGCCAAACGTGCCATCAAAGACATCAAGAATGAAACGTTCTGGCCTGTTCCCACGTTTGATAAGGCACTGGCATCGTACGAGAAACAGTTGCAGGCATTCCATAACTAATTTCTACCATGGACTATATGGCAGGACAGAAAGGTCTTTTGTCGAGCGGTGCATCTCCCTATCACCACATCAAACTGTTGGTTCCATTGCTCGCGGCGCTGACACCCATGATGTACGAACGGTACCTCCCCGACTCATGGTTCCAGGGTCATCACGTAATTAAGGCATTGGGGTATGGTGCGATGACATCTGGTTTGATGTATGCGTTGATGGGTGTGATCGAGGAAAAGAGGTACCGTCTGCAGAAAGCTGTGTTGCTGGGTCTGTTGGTCAGTGAAGTAGTCATTTTTCACACGGATCATAAGCTTCCGTCTGTTGTCATGATCATCTTCTTCCTGTTTATGTATACGTTTGCACTGGGTGTTGACGGCGTGCACGATGTGTATTAGTCTGTATCAGTCTGTATCAGTGTCATCGTCTCGTACTCTCGTCATCGCTGGACGAGGACGTGTGGTCGAAGCACGTGGCGCAAAGGCTGGAACGTGCACAGAACAGTGCGATGGAGTTGACTGGACACATATCGCGACAGAATGGACAGGTGACAATGATTTGTTTACAAGATTGTTGGCATTTACACCGGCGCGTGCTCTTCGTCAGGCACTCGGCGCATGTGTACTGTCGGCAGCAGGACAGCTGGATCATGTGTCTGGGACAATCGTTTTTACAGAACGGGTGCATACATATTGAACACTCCAGGTCATTCATATCGTCTACATCAAAGTAATCCAATGGGATGGTCACTTCGATGATGGCGCGTTCGGGACTTGTCATTACAATATGTGGGGGGCGTAAATAATTAGTATGGAAAAAACGCTACTTTGGCCATCTAGAGGATGGGTGTGTTTTTGAACTCCTCGTACACCTTCCTCTGCTTCTTGTAAATTGTCACCTGCTCAGGGGTCACCTCTTGAGAATTGCCGGACTCGTCCCTGGCCTTGAGAGCCATGGCGAGGTATTTCTTCCCCTCTACCCGTTTTACCTTCTCCATCACATGGTTGACTGCGTGGACAAGTTCTTCCATCAGAGCAGCATCATCACCGGTGGTCAACACGATCCTGGCATTCCATACATACGACTTGCTGGCAAAGATTCCCTGACGTTCGGCCGTGACAGGCGTCGCTTGGATCCCGTCGTCGGAGTCTGCCTTGTCCTGTACCTTGTCCTGTACCTTGTCCTGTACCTTGTCCTGTACCACCTCGACTTCCACCCGGTCTTCCACATCCTCGATACTCTCCGTGTCCTGCGTGTCCTGCGTGTCCTCCGTGTCCTGCGTGTCCTGCGTGTCCTGCGTGTCCTCCGTGTCCTCATCCTCAACCTCCTCGACAGCTGCCTTCCTCTTGACTCCTGTGTCAGGAGCCTTCCTCTTGACTCCTGTGTCAGGAGCCTTCCATCCCGCCGGGCGTTTCCCGCAGTTCCCCCTGTGCCGGGCGGGTTTCAAGCACCAGGCAGTCCTCGGGCACTGCTGCTGCTTCTGCATGTCCCTCGTTTGCATGTCCTTCGATGGAACAGCCTGTAGGATCGGATGTTCTTTCAACCCCATGCTGATCGTCAGATTGTTGATGTATTCCATGGGCGTCTTTCCGCTTTTCTTGGCGTTCTTCAACATCTCCAGATTCTTCTGGGCATCATCACAGTGTTGCCAATTGTAATAGTGTTCGACGACTTCTCCGACGTCGATTCCCACGCCCTTTTCCATAAACGGTACGAAGTTCTCTCCCCAAACGTAGTCCTGGAAAAGGCTTCGATGCTTGTGGTGCATATCATTCGTGATCATATAGAACATCACCTGCACCCACTCGGAAAGACACTCACTGTATCTGCCAAGCCGTTTCTGGATCATGGGAAGGTTCTGTTCAAAATAATGAGCCGTCGCCTCAATGGCTTGTTCGACAAAGACCTCCGAGGGCCACTCGAGGTTGACGTTCTCGTACGAGTACACAATGTTGTAAGGAGACCCATACCCCTCGTACGTATCATCGACACGGATTTCCAGACTGTCATACGGGAGGTGCAAGGTGTTCAGGGTATTCTCAGCCTCTTTCTTCGCTGCCTTAATGTCCACATGGTACACAACAGACGAGCCTACCATCTTATCTTCTTCTTGTATCTCTTCGGAGGGTTGATTGGCAATGAGTATGTGTGTATCTTCGCAAAGCCTGGCGACAAGAGGGAAAATTTTCAATTTTTCTCGAATTCGAGAAACTTCGAAGTTTCTTCAAAGAAATTTCTCAGTTTCACTTTCTGAGCCTTCTCCGAGCCTTCTCCGAGCCTTCTCCGAGCCTTGTCCGACGTGTGTCACTCAAACGCTGTCACTCAACAGTCCCGACGTCACTCAAACGACAATGAAAGTCCAGTCGACGACAGACGAGAGTTCAAAAGTTCAACGTTTTCTCGAAATTGTGAGAGAAAAGAGCCTTGACCCCGAGCATGTATGTAGAGTTCTTTCTCCATTCATCGAACTCATCGAAACGAGCGAGTTGGACGAGACATTGTCCGTGAGAATGGTGACAGTGGCGCTCAAAACGCAGTGGGGTGTCGACTCTGACTCGTTGCCCTGCACGCTTGCTGGGTGGAAGACTTTGCAAGACAGTTTGAAAAGCATGTAAAGTCGTCCTTGTCACCTCACACATCGTCAATGCCCACCCAACCGACACGAGATGCTTCCTGGAGGTCTGTGTCTGTGTCATAGATTGGCTTGCCAAGCCACACAGGGTCTGGTGGCGGAACATACACCGCTCGTCGTGCCATCAGATCCGTGTGAAAGTCTTTCAGCTCGTCGACAACAGACTTGAACCATTGTCTGTCACGTTCCACAGTGGTGATCGTGAACAGCTCCTCGACGCCGTTGAGAGACGCAGGTTGCCACTGGACGAAATAGCATGCGTCGAGTCCGGTACACTCCATCTGGACCTGTATCTGTGGCCAGTAGTGGTGTGGCACATCGTACGGAATCGGCACACGTTTATACGGACACTTGATCTCTATCAGTTTCCCTGTAGACGTGACGCCATCCGGAGACGCACCGAGCCAGGGCAAGTCCTCGTGGATGACCAGCCCGACTTCCCAAGCCACTTCTCCAAGGACCTGCATTGCTCGTTCTCGAACTTGGTCTTCGTTCGCCTGTCCCCACCGTGTCATGTGGTTGCCCGTAAACGTGCCCGATACCTTTTGTTTGAGGAGGGCTTCACGTGGGTTGCGTTGACTTGCGAACGCCGGGATCCCGAGTGCACCTGCCACGTCGCTCGCTGTCATCAGACCTTTTCTTACGTTGTACCATGCTTCAGTTCTCTGTTCATACTGTGGCCTGCTCAGTAGCTCAGGAACCACGGGATGAATGCTCTGATTCGCCCATGTTCCTGCTGCTATGGTCGTTCGTACTTGATCCATTTTGACCGGACCTGTGCCCTCTCTTCTTTATATGGCTGTAATGACACATATGTCCGAGCCACGATCGACACGAACCGTTTCGGGGCTGGAACGATCGATGGTAGCGATCTTCTTCTCGCGACTCCGACGACGTGCACCAAGCATGTATAAAGGAACGATTACCCGTTTCTTCGCATGTCTGTCGTGGTCCAGCAGTGTGATACGACGCCTGATACTGAGCACATCGATCAACGACACGTCTCCCAGGATGAATCGCCGATTCCTGTGGAGCCGCGATGTGTATCTGGGTTCGACACGTTCGCGATGGTTGAGCCCACACGATCGCTTGTAATTGATCAAATACGTCAACTGGTCTTCGATCTGGTACAAGGAGCGAAGTTCCCTGGTCCCAACCCATGCAGTATTGAACGTTCGAATGTGCGATCTTTCAAATCACAGAACTACTGGGTATGCGATAAGACAGACGGGATACGTTGTCTGTTCGTGTGTATGGGCCATACAGTGACCATACAGGATCGATCTGTGTCCCTGAAACTCTGTTTACTGGTCACTCGGAACTGGGAGGTACACGTCCAGAAGATCGATATTTGCCCCAGAGTATGGCGTCAGGGATTGGTTGTCGATGGTGAGCTGGTGAAGATCGACGACCAGTGGACATGGCTCGGATTTGACGCGATCCTCGTCTCAGGCATTCCCGTATGGAGGGAACCGTTGTCGGTCCGTTTGCGATGTGCCAAACTTGCCTGGACACATTACCGTCACACTCCTGGCGAGGTATGTTTGGGATGGAAACCGTTCTATCCATCTGTGAGCGAGTATATGGAAGCAACGAAGGACCAGCCGATGGTTTCCGATGGAGTCATTCTCACACCCGAGGCTGATCCTGTCCGTGTTGGCCGACATAGACGTTTATTTAAGCTCAAGCATAACGATAAGCATACGGTAGACTTTCTTGTGGAGCACGGAAGGGATTTGTGCATTTACAACCCGGCCACGAAGGACCATGTGAAAGTCGCGATGTTGTCCGAGCCACTGACACACCCGACTCGCACCATCGCCGAGTGTCGTTTTGTGGATGGTGTGTGGGTATTTGTGTGTTTCCGAACGGATAAGGATACAGCCAACGATCTGTTGACATACAACAAGACCCTGGTGAATGCCCAGGAATGTCTCACGCTTCACGACTTGCTCTGATGATGACAATTCGTGAACTGTTTGTGCTTTTACTGTGTCTTGTGGTGTTGTGTTACCAATCAAAGTCGAACCCATCGTCTTCTTCGCCCTCTTCGTCGGCTTCCTCCCACTCGCCCCAATCACCCGACTCCTCTTCGTCGGCTTCCTCCCACTCGCCCCAATCACCCGACTCCTCTTCGTCGTCGGAGTCGTCGGAGTCGGAGTCAAACTCACCCTCCGATATGACATCCAGGTCCCGGTCCACCTGATCCTCTTCGTCCCAGTCATCCTCCACATCCTCATCAAACTCATTGTCATCCTCCACATCCTCATCAAACTCATTGTCATCCTCCTCTTCGTCCCAGTCATCCTCTTCGTCCCAGTCACCCTCCACATCCTCATCAAACTCATTGTCATCCTCCACATCCTCCTCTTCGTCCCAGTCACCCCCCATGTCCTCCACATCCTCCTCATCAAACTCATTGTCATCCTCC